ACAGGTCTATTACATTCACTCCATCCTTGCTTACCATCAAATGTTTCATCAAGTAATCTTTGTTGCTCTAATACATTGAGGTTAATAGTAACTGAGTTCTGCATAATCTCAGCATCGTTCTCACCAGTGAATACAAACCCTGCACCACCCATATCAGCAGCAAACTGATATATCTCATGGAATGGTTCAATGTATCTGTAAGGAACTGAATTATAAAAGTTACCTGACTCTCCTTTATATTCTAATACTCTCTTTACAAAATGAGGATCACGCAAATCTCCCTGCACAAATTCATTTGCTTCTGTATCAGTAAACTCTGGATACTTTAAGTCAACACCACGCACCCAATAACCTTCGGAGCGAAGTCTTTTGACCATGTGACTTCCTATAAAACCACCTGCACCTAACACCAGTGCAGTCTTTTTATATTCACTCATAATAAAATTTTAGTTATACTATCTATTATACAAAAAAAGGAGGTTGTTTGTCAACCTCCCTCTTAATTAAAATTCTACAACAAACTGATGTTTCATAAACTTATTAAGTGCATCCCACCTAGCATTTTGTTCCCCTTTGTGGGTGGCAAACATAGTATCTGCAGATGTGTCTTTATCAAGATTCTCTTGCAACTGTATACTCAAGGTAATTACTTGTTCTTCTAATTGTTTTAGTCTTGCTTCTACTTCAACATCATACTTTGACATTGCTGCTCCACTGGAAGACTTTGCTGCTGTTCCTTTTGCCATGATTATTAGGGGGGATTCTGCGGTTATTTATAATTAAAATTGTTTAGGATGAGTTACTACATCACCATGTATCTCACCTATATCATCAATATGTGCATGATCAATATCAACATGCAGACCTCTTTCATAGAAGTCTGCGATTCTTTCTAGAGCATTTGCAATGCGAACTAGTTCATCACTCATGAGTAACTCCTTGCTTCATCCTTAATGTAGCAAGGCACACCAGCAGGGTCAAGCCACTTGGTGTATTCAAAATCCTCCATTGCTTGAGTTAACTGTATACCATTATCACATAGATACATATCCTTCCATCTAGGAGAATAATTATCCATTTTTTGAATACGGAAATCAGGTTTACCGTTTTTTAAAGTTCCGTTCTCAACATAACGATAAGGGAATCTTTCAAGTAGAACGTTCATTTTACTCCTTGTAGGTCTTCTATAATACATTCTATCACAGCGTTATAGTCTGCGTCAGGGTCTTCACCTGATAGATCAATATATTGTAACCCTTCGTAATATCTTTTTACCTTCTTGTACAACTTTGGATTTTTTACATCCAAAAAAATTTCTTTATTAGCAGCAGCCCGAAGGATGCCTATGTCTTTCTTGAACTTAGAAGTAAGCGTCATTGCTTTGTGATTGTGACCTTAAGATTATAGAGGACTGTAGGGAGAAAGTCAAGTTTCTGCACTTCCTCCTGTAGTATGCATACGAACATACTCATCTGAAGGAGTTAAGACCACACTTACCTTCCCATCAGTAATGGCGATTTTCTCACCACCATCTACTCTCTCACGAATCTTTTCTTCATTTCGAGCATACTCTTCTATAGTGATTGTTTTCATTCTTTTACACTCTCAGCATAATCTATATCAAATTGCTCCAGTCCTTTGTCTGTTAAAATGTGCTTATACATTTTCTCGAATACTGCTGGTGGCATTGTAACAATGTCAGCACCATCCGCATAACATCTAGACACACTATGAACATCTCTCAGAGAAGCAGCAAGAACTTGAGTCTTTGTTATGTACTGCTTTCTGTATATGGCAGCAATCTCTTTGATAAGAGCAACACCATCAAATGAATTATCCTCTACTCTTCCAACAAAAGGTGAGATATATGCTGCACCTGCTTTTGCTGCAAGGATTGCTTGTGATGGTGAGAATATAAGAGTAACATTAACTCTGATATGTTCTTTTGATAGTTCTTTACATGCAACAAGACCATCTACAGTACAAGGAACTTTAATGGTTGCCATCTTACCAAACTTTCTATGAAGTCTCTTACCCTCAGAAATCATATTCTCTGCATTACCAATGACTTCCATACTTAGATCTGTAACACCAATGTCTTTGAACTCTTGGTAAACATCTTCATGCTTTCTACCACTCTTGCGGATAAGAGTTGGGTTAGTGGTTAAACCATCAATAAGTCCAGTCTTATAATGCTTACGAACGACATCTGTTTCCGCAGTGTCAAGAAAAATTTTCATTTTTATAATTTAGGTAATTTATTTAGTCAACCTTGCCAAATCATATCAGGCATAGGTGTTTGCTGTCCTCTGAGTAGAAACATTAGAATAAAATAGCACAGGAACCAAGAGAAATTAAGAATTATATTCTGTCTCCACAGAAACTTTCGTACTCTTGTAGCAGTCTCTACTTTTTTTACTGATGCAGGATCATACTGATTGCCACTTGCTCTTAAAATCTGCTCTATGATAAGAGAAACAACCAGACCAATAACAAAAGGTAAGAACCAGAAGTCTAAAAATGCAGATACAAACAATAAAAACTGAGTCATTCTACCTCGTCGTGACTATGCTTAGTTAGTTTACCAGACATCTCATAGGCTTCTTTATTTCCACCATGACCATGTGCGATACCTAGTTCATGCATCTTAGCATGTTCGTCAATAGGATCTCTTAACTCTTTCTTACCTGCTCCTACTGTAAGGTAAAGTCCATAAGCAACTAAACCTACAACAACTAAACCAAAGAATAAAATAAATCCTTGATCTGGTGTTAAATTTAGATGTGGGATTATAGCATCAGGTTGCTTCTCCCATGTGCCAGGTAGATTGTAAACTGAGGGTTTTGATAAAAAAATCATTGTTTTAATAGTGCAGGAACATTTCCATCGTCATCATCATCTTCTTCGTCATCACTTTCCAATTCTAATTTTAACTCTTCTATTCTATCTTGTAAAGCTCTGTATTCCTCCAAATCACAACTTGTTTTCTTATCAAAACTAACACCTAATAATTTTTCACCAGGTTCCACATCTACCATCTCTGGATGAAGACGTTTAGTTACTTCAGTAGTCCATGTACCAGCGTTGTAATTTCTTACTGGTTTAGATCTCCATCCTGAAATAACAGAACGAACTGCCCATACTAGAAGAAGAATCCATGTGATTGAAAAAATTATGTCTGTAATTGGATTCATAATCCTACCCTTATCTTAGATGGCATTATAACCTCTACCTGAATAGGTTTATAAAATAGATCTTTAATGTTCATTAAAATAAAAACTTGAGGAATAGTAATAGTCAAAATTGCAAAAATTAAAAAGATTCTTTCATTCATCTTTTTACATCATGAGCACATCCATCACCAGTATAATCATCACTATTATAATAACCATTCTTTGTCCCAAAGAAGATTGTTAATCCTACAAAGGGTAGTGCTGCAAGTATTAGGAATGTTTCTAAAAGCATCTTAACCTCTTCGGAATATTCTTTCTAGTGGTACTTGTCTTATCTTATGCATAACATCCATCTCAACTCTATCAGAGACTTTCTCAATGATGTTTACATCAAGGTGCATGAATGGTGGAATGATTCCTAGTATCCTAAGAAGTCCATCAACAAATAATGCAAGTGCAGTGAATCCAAGAATCATGCTGATGATAGTTGCTTCCCTATTATGCTTTGCCATAGATGCTTCATCGATTCTCCGTGCCTCTTCAACGGCTTCGGCAATCATTGCATCAACTTCCTCTTTAGTATAACAGAGACTTTTAATTTTCTCTTCGGTCATATTAAAAACTATTGTAATTTTATTATAACAATGGTGTCAAGTGTTACAATTATATATTATTACATCATTTCATGAACGTGTCCAGATGGGCGTTCCCCCATCATTTTTTGATGCTGACGATCCAATTGTTGAATCTTATTCAACATCTCTTGCTTCTTTTCAATGTCTTTTAATTTTTTCTGAACCGCTTTTAGTTCTGATTGAATTTTATCTTCCATGTAAATGAATAGAATTCTACCAGTGTATAGAGAATTTATTTATCTAGTTTCAAAATCAAGTTTACGGACTTTGCGTTTTCTTCTTTGTTCCTGCCACTGTAAATCTTGTGATGTAAGTTTATCCTTTTCTTCTTCCTGAGTTCTTCTTACTATAATAGTTTTAGATAGGTCTGATGCTGTTAAAATATCTCCTGTAACAGTCATCATATTAGGACATCCACAACTTCTTGTTTGATTTTCTAAGCTGCTGATTTCCTTATTACATTGTCTACATCGTACTACTATCATGATGATTCATCCTAAAAATCTCTAATCACTAATATTATTTATTAATATAGAAGCTTACAGTCCCTGCTAAACCCGCATCAAAAGGTATCTGAGGAACCCATCCTGTCCTCTCTGTAAGTTTAGAAGAGTCAGTTCCATATCTTTTATCGACACCAGGTCTATCATTAGATACTCCAATTAAACTATGAGGTTTATTCATCATATCTAAAATCTTTCTAGTAACTTCAATATTCTGTACCTCACATCCTCCACCAATATTGAATTTATCATTCAATACTTTCTGTTGATCTAGTGTCCAAATAGCACAGCAATGATCATCCACATGCATCCAGTCTCTTATCTGTTCTCCACCATCATGCATGTATGTTATTTCATCATTCAAAGCATTCTTAATAACTTTAGGAATTAATTTCTCCTCATGCTGACCTGGACCATAGTTATTTGAAGAACTGGTAATAAGATAGGGAAGACCATAGGTATTATACCAAGTTCTTACCATATGCTCTGCTGCTGCTTTAGTGGCAGAGTATGGATTACGTGGATCATAAGGAGTCTCTTCAGTAAATAAACCCTCCTCACCATATTCTAAAGAACCATAAACCTCATCAGTAGAAATGTGATGAAACTTCTCTACCCCATGAGTAACACTTGATCTTAATAGATTAACTGTTCCAGTAATATTAGTATTAATAAATGGAGTTACATCCTTAATAGAATTATCTACATGACTTTCCGCAGCAAAATTAAATACTTTGGTTGGTTTAACTTTATTAAAGATATATTCTATATGTTCTGCATCGCTAATATCACACCAAATAAATTTATGTTGTGATGGAATGTATGATTCATTAGCAGCATAGGTAATGTTATCTAATACAACAACTTCTTCATCAGTTACCTTTGTAAGATGATGAAGAAAATTACTACCTATAAATCCTGCACCGCCTGTTACTATGATCATTTAACTCTTTCAATAATTGCTGGGGCCTTACACGCTAAGGGGGTGGTGGTGTTCCTCAACGATGCCCCGATAATATTATAGCACCTTTGTCAAGTATCTGGTTCTAATGAAACTACTTCTAGTTCATCTTCATCTTCTATTTCTATCCACTCTTCAAACTCTGCATAGAGTGCTATCTTATCCCCACACAACTCTGCTTCTTCAATCTTATCTATTGCCCATTCCCTAGTGTGAGCAACAATATCATCAGTCGTCATTCCCATAATAGTCTTTTCTGAAGTACCTTGAGAGGATGTTGCTATTATAGTACTTCGGTGTGCCGTCGTCAAGTTGCTCTGTAAGAACTCCGTGTGCAAAGAGTTGTCGGGTTTCCTCGAAGTTTGTTTTGCCTTTTGTATGATGTAGAGATAAGATAGTTCGACTAAAATTCTCTCTGCCAACCTTCCTAATCTCTTCTTTAAGTTCTGGACAAGACCCATAATACTTCTTCCAATCAGATTCAGATTTTACTTTGCGTTTTTTACCCCTTGGGGTTCTAAACTGCCAAAAGTATTTACGTCCAATATATTCTCTTCCATTTTCTTTGTTTGTAATACGATAAACAAAACCAAAGGAATCATTAATATCTTCGGAGGTAAATACTACTCCACTATACAACCAAGGATTTTCATAGGTTTCCACTTGCCAATCTTTATAATCATATTCCTATTTAGTGGCAATCGCTCCATTCCCAAAATTTATTTCAAAATTAAAAGATACAATAGTTTTTCTCTTTGATAGATTACAAGGACCACGATGAATCCAATGACTAGGAAATATAACCAAGTCTCCTTCTTTAGCTTTAATAGTATGTTTTTTAAAATTGAAAGGAGAATAAAGTTCTGTTCGGGAAGATTTATTAGGAAATTCTAGATAATAAACTCCTGTATAAGTCTGACCATGAGTATGCCATCCATGAGTATCTCCCTCCAAATATTGCTGATACCATATATTACCTAGATCATAAAATTGATATCCCAAACCTTTAATAAAATTCTTAATAGTTATATCAAAATTAGGAAATAAAATTTTTACCCAAGGTCTAGTTAAATCCTCACTCTTAGTCCAGTCCAACTTAGAAACACGATCACACACCAATTGAGTATAATTTGCACCAGGATCGTCCTGTCCACTAGATTCCGTACAATAATCTTTTTCTATTTCTGTTAAAATTCTATCTCTAACTTTAATATGATCTACTAATTCACCACAACAAATACAATCATCAACCCTAATCTTCTTCATGTAAGGAGATTTAACTTTTAAATCCTTTACCCACTGGGGTCTTTGCGATTCTATAGGATTAGAAAATAAGGATCCAATATTCATACTTTAATAATCAAATTCATCTAATATATCTAGTGCGTTGTTTAAAATGCGTTGGGCAGCACCTCTTTGACGAGCATCCCATTCAGGATACCAACTCTTATTAGCAAGACCATTCTTCATATGATCAAGTCTAGCAGTCATATCTATCTTTTTAAGTCTACCGTTCATGTATTCAGGATGCGATGGGAAAGGAGGAGCTGGTCTCATCTTCTTTCATCTATTTAATCACAAACTACAATTTAAATCCACTAAATGTGTCCTTTTTAACATCTTGTTTGATTCCCCCCACAACATATGACTCAACCTCTGTCTCTTGTGGTGCTACCTGTAGACCCTTAGAACTAATCCAATGTTCTGTCCAAGGTAATGGATTGTTCTTTGCAGGAACATCATATTGGGGTTTAAGTCCTATAGATCTAATTCTACGATTAGCAATCCACTCAACATATTGATAAAGAAGTTTATCATTCAATCCTATCATACTACCATCCTTAAACAAATACTCTGCCCACTTCTTTTCTTCATTCACACACTTGTCAAACATTTGATATGTCCACTCCTCCTCTTCCTTTACAATTTCTATCATCTCTTTATCATCACCTTTCCTCCAATTGTTTAATATATTCTGCGTAATGGCAAGGTGTTGGTTCTCATCACGAGCAATAAGGGAGATAATTTTGGATGACCCTTCCATGAGTTTGAGTTCACCAAATGCAAAGGAGCAAGCGAAAGAGACATAAAAGCGAATACCTTCAAGAATGTTAACATTGGCAACTGCACGATAAAGTTTACGTTTTAATTCTTTCATCTCTAAAACAGGTAGAGATGTATTTAATGTGGGATCCATATCTTTCCAAAGACTACTCTGCCCCCATACCTGTGCTTCATTAATAAAGTCATCATAGGAACCAGTAACACTTGCAGCACGTTCCAATATCTTT